TCTTGCTAGTTTAGCTAAATCAGTATCGGTATAAAAATTTAGATGCTCTTTAATAGAGAACCTATCATAGAATGGTTGACTCAAACTGCCGCCGCTAGTTGTAGCACCAATAATAGTAAATGCTGGAAGATCAATAGTTTCTGGTTTTTTATCTAGTGTGATTGTTAAAACAAAATCTTCCATAACAGGATATAGAAATTCTTCCACAAGTTTTGGGAGTCTATGAATCTCGTCAATAAAAAATACTGAACGAGGAGCAATACCCATCAAATATGGAATAACATTTTTAACGCTACGCAGATTAGCAGCATTGGACGTATACAGATTCACGTTCAATTCATTGGCAATAGCACTCGCAATAGTGGTCTTACCAAGGCCGGGAGGACCGTCTATTAAAACGTGAGGCATCACGGTAGAACTTTTTAAACAACCCTGCACACTAACATTCAAACGGTCGATCACATCTTGCTGACCAATGATTTCACTAAATTTTGTTGGGCGAATCCCTTTAGACATTATTTATCTCCAATAGTTGTAAACTCAATTTGATTAATTCTGCTGGACTATCAGTTTGATTCTTATTATATGCTTTTAACAATAGATCCTTTGCTTCTTGAGACGTAAATCCATACTCAGTGAGTATTTTAACACACTTCTGCTCAATGTCAAGAGGCACACTAAGATTTGAACTAGTTACATCTGTTTTAATAACTTCTTCTTGAGGGTTAGGTTTTTGTTGTTCATAATTAATATCTATTGATTGAATTTGTTTTACTTTAAAGACTGTTCCACAGTAACATACAACTTTAAAGTTTTTTGTTTTTGCTTCTCTTAAATAAATCCAATGCTCTATACTACAACTATCATTTGGACATATGTATAGAAAAGAAGCATCTGTCTTAATCGGTTTCTGGAGTTTCATTATCTTTTATCCAAAAAACAAAATCATTGATATCACTATCGTATGCTGACTCTATCATTCCTTTGTTCGCTAAACTAGTAAGTATATTACTAACTAATCTAGCGTTCATAGCCTCTATAATTTCTGAAAAAATCTTTTCGTCTATTAGATATCGAGACTTGTCTTCATATTTATGTTTTTGTTCTTTAGCCATACTTTTAACAATAACTAGTGCTTCATCATGAGACAATACCTTGTCTAATTCTTTCTCCTCTTCTGGAGAAATTTGTGTGACTAGTTCTGTAAATTCATCAGGATCTTCTACTGATCCTTTACCGAAACCATTATAAACTAGCCTTCTAGCAGAATCAGTAAAGTTGTCTAGATTATCTATGATATAGTTAGATTTTCCCATAAAATTTCCTTAATTTAAGATTTCGAATAATCCTTTGTAATATGCTGGTTGTTGTAAAAAATGAACAGCGTGTTGTTCCAAATGCTTTCTATGCTCCATATCTAAACTCTTATCAATAGAGAATTTATGTTTGAGTATTTTCTCCTTATAATAGTTAACCCCCAAATTCTGGAGAGATTTTTTGTCAACTCCAGACTTGGGTGGAAAACTATTCACAGGAAATCCATACACATACCATGTATGGGAGAAATTATTGGTTACATCACTTAAAGCATCATATAACATTTTGCCCCAAGAATCCCATGCCTCTGGATCAAACTTGAAATAGTGTTTGTATTTTTCTTTACTATTATCATAGTCATGATCTTCGTCATAGTTGTCATCTTCTTGGTGCATAGTTATGATTCCTTATTTTTTAATCAGAAGAATATAGGGTATTCTATACCCCCTGACAGTTTAAAACTACCCAATGCAAAACTTGTCGCTAATCTGATTAGCCAATTCCTTTGCTGCACTACTAAGGAATCTATTGTTGCTAAAATAGAGAGGAGTAGACACTTGATTAAGGAACTCCACGACCGTCTTTAAAAGTTTGGTCTGTGAACCGTCTAGGTCTAAATCCTCGTCTCCAGCACCAACAGGAGGGGTTAAAGCATTAGTATCGTCGTCAACATCACCATCAAGATCGCCGTAACTGGGACCAACAGGCATAGGATCACCATAGGTATGATTCACAACCTCCTTTATCTGCTTTTCCTTAGTAGATGATTTATTTCTAAGTTGATTAAGAATTTCAGCGGCAACATCTGTTGACACAGGAACCCCTGTTATATCGCTCTGCTTATAAGCCTTGGCATATCCCTTATACCAATCATCACTGCATTTGTCAGGAACAATTTGTAGAGTTGCTGGTTGACCAGTAAGAGCAGACTTTAAATCAGCAACATTAACTGGTTGACCAGACGAACCGGGAAGGAGACTAGTAAAATACGGAGCCTTCTTTTCCCATTCCTTACGCCACCAAGTATAAGGAACACGATAAATCTGATTTGGCTTAATGGCTCTTGGATCACCACCAAAATAATTTACAAGTTTCTTCTGTAAGCCGTTCCAGAAAGTTTTATTGCTACCAACAATCTTTCGACTAGCATCATCAAAAAGCCAGTAGCACTGATAACCATTACGAGTATCTACTACCCAACTAGGCTTTACTGGAAACTCGTTAATCTTTTTGAGAAAAGCCTTCTTCTTTTCCATAACAATGCTGGGCTTGAAATACTTACCTTCGTGATCACGACCAGCATCCATATCACAAAAACAGCAGGTAAATTGGTTTATGCCATAAATTTTGCGACCACCGTTTACATAAAAGTAAACATCTGAATGATTATTTACATTAGCATCAAGAGCAACATCAATAGCATTAGAACCATTGTTATGATTCATACTACTAACCTTTTTGCGTGGATTACCATTCCAGCAAACAATATGGTTCTGCTTAAAAGAATCTAGAAATTTTTTTCTAGCATTCCTGAGTAAAGCACAATGAACATCATTATTCTTATCAAAGGGATTAAAAGCCAACGTATCACTAAAGCCGTTACTCATTTCCTCACCATTTCCTGTTATCTGTTAACGTGTTGGGATAAGCACCATACTTATCATTATCAACAAAAGAGTGTTGGAGGGATCGAACCTCCATAGCCCAAATTGCTTTTGCTCACTCTTAAAATATCAAGCATAATCCTGGTCAGGATCATACTCCTCATCTTCTTCGTCGTCGTCCTCAAACTGATCCCAGTAATCATTATCATACTCATCATAAAGATCCTCATCATCATCCTCGTAAGAATCTTCATTAAAGTTACTCTTATAAAGAGGCTTCAATAGTTCGCCCTGATATTCACCAACTACTTCATAGCGACAAGTGCGAAGTTTCTCACAATTACAATCAGACGGAACACTCACAACATCTTTAGGATTGATCTTAACAATCACAATTTTGTCACCAGAATCAATGCTACCATAGTTAGCAACATAGTTTAACGCACCAGCATGAAGTCCCTGAGAACAACCCTGACTACGATTGTCGTCAACCTTTGCTCGATTCATCTCACAAATTTTACCAACATGGTTATCGAATGTTCCACGATACTTATCCATATAATCGTTACGAACAGCCTTATATGCTAGAAAATATCCATCTTCTGTAATTGGAAGATGTTCATGCTCCAAGAAATCATATAGTTCCTTCTGACTCTGCATACTTGGATTATCCATAAGATTATTTAGAAAGTTTACAAGAGGCTGAAATGGCAGACCCTTGCTCATAAACTCTAGAATTCTCTTGCTGATACTACCATGAACTTCTTCGCCTTGATAAAGAACCTTTCCGTTCTTTACCTCAACCTGACCATCACTAAAAGTAGAGACGGCCTTTTCAATATCAATCAACTCTACTAGATCATCACTAGTAGCAGTTGGTAGAGCCTCCAGAATCAATTTGTAATTAATATGATCTGGAAGAACCTGATAAGCCTTATTGTTTAAAATCAACGTAAGATTACCATCAACCCACATAAAAGGAACGCTCATGTTATTTTTCTCCATTCTCCTGTGAAATTAAATCAAATTACCTAGTGTTGTTTTCAACGACTCAATATTCTTTTCGTTACCCATGCTACTAAACCATGCTGGTTTGCTATAGTAACCATCAGTATCAAAAATCTTTAAAGGATTATCGCTGCTGATCTTTCCAAAGTCGGCATCGTGGCTACTTCCAACAATATACTTGAACATCGGACTCTTGTCAACACCGTCTTTAAGATTTTTTCTGATCTGAGGCATTTTTGGCAAACTATCAATAACAGTATTGTCTGAATTATTCTTTTCTAGCGATTTTAGAATCACATTATCTTCATCGTTATAAATCGTTGATATGGTACGCTTAATATTAGCAAGTGATTGATTAGCATCACGAATACCTGATGGATCAATACCGTTAATACCATAGTTATTGAGAATAATCGCTATATGAGCATAGTAGTCTTCTTTCTTGATCTTCTTTAAGTGATGACCATGATGAATAGTAAAAGCAAAGAATTCTATCAAGAACCACTGATCAATAGTATCACACAGATCCTTATTGCTAATAAACTTACGATAATCTATGCCAAATAGATTAATAATGTGAAACATAATATTTCTATCACTATGTTTTCCATTGTAGTAATATCCACCACCGCCATAAGTACTATCAGCCATATTGTATTGGTTCGCTGAATACTCTATGATCTTGCTATACGAAGATACTTTATCTGATAACTTTGAAACAATCTTTGTTACCCATTTCTCAAACCACTCATTAAAATCAACAAGATTGTATCCTTCGTCTTTAAGTTTTTGCACAACGCTGGACTTGATAGCAAAAATCTTTTGATTATCGAATAGTTTTTCTCCAATAACAACGTTATTGTTTCCTGCTAAGGTATGAATATGATGAATATCAGGATAATTTTCGATAGAACCATATCTTAGAATAGGAATATAAACAATCTCATTAGAGTCATCTTCTAAGTATTCTAGAAGATCATCCGATAGTTCTCTAAGGTAATTAGAGTCATTCATGCCATTACCACTAAGAGTTTCACACTTTTTATCAGACCCTACTCCATGTATAATGAATACATCCTGTTTACTAATTGCTCCAGACGATCCTCTACTGGTACGAGGCGATGAGCCATTTAGTAGACTACGATAGTCGGAAACATTTAATAGATTGCTTTCTCCACCAATATCCTTGATAACATCATCAAAACCTTCGGTAGAATCTTCTGGATGATCACTATCAATCATCAGATAAGCATAGCAATCATTTTGATTGCAATACTTTGTAACAATCTTCTTTGCTGTTTCGATTCCCTTTACATCACAGCGGAAGAAAACCATCTTACCATTCTTCTTCACAGAATCATAATAGTAGGCACCTCTTGAGGATAGCGTTTCCCAATGAATCTTATCTGTAAGATAAACTAGTCTGCGAGAACGATAACCAGCACTTCTCCAGTTAAAAACGTAGAGTTGCTTGCTCTTCTTAAACTTGTATTCAAGATCTTTACTACCACTAAGTTCATAGACTTTTCCTGTAGGATCAGTCCATACTGCTCCCGCAGTCCATCCACCAGCAAGATCACTAAGATTATAGTAAGTGGTATATGCTTCTACAAGACTCTTACATTCTGTAAGTTTATTAGTCATATCTTCCTTGAGTTGCATATAAATCTCAAGGGTTCGTTCACGAAGAACCTTGATCACATTCTTTGTGTACTGTAGTCCTTCACGACTAACATCCATCTCTAGTTCACCAATACCAAACTGGATTTCCAGATATAGACCAGAATTCAGAATCTCCTTGACTAAACTCTTCCAGTTGTCAACGTCAACCTTTTTAAATGCTCTGTTCCAGCGTTGAATAGATTCATTATCGTTCTTCTCGTTCTCTTCACCAATAATCTTGGTGGTATCAACTGGATAAGCAATATTGCCCATGATAGCAACAACACCACTACCGGGACTATTGTAGTTGCTAGGATATTGATGACCATGATTAGAGACTCGACCAATCTTCCAACCCTTACCCTCGATAACAATATTAGTATGAGAGTACGAATGATCATTTAGACTACTATCAGTACCACCCTCAATAATGGGCTTCATCTTGAAGTAGTGATAAACTCTTTTTGACTTGGTGCTAAACTCATCAAAATCATACTGCTTAACAGCAAAGTTAATTTCCAAACCATTGGGCTCATTTGTAGGACTAATATCAAACAGATTAAGAGATGGAACACCGGCCTCGTCCATAGCCGCAATATACGAATACTTGGTTCCATTAAAATAAGAAGATGTACTAAAACTCTTCGTATAAGCAAATGGACTCTTAGAGCCTAGTCCAAGACAACCAACGAAATCATTACTATCATTCTTGTTACTTGCACCATATGTTGTATATAGTTCCTCCATATCCTTCTGACTAAGACCAGTACCATAATCACGCACTGTAAATGAAGGATTTGCCCTTGTGGGAAGAATTACCTTAAAGGGATTCTTATTGTTAGCAGCAATATGAGCATCATAAGCATTGGTGCTTAACTCACGAATTACCGCCATAACCTTATCGGAATACAAAGAGTCCGAAAGGATTTTAAACATTTTGCTAGTTTGAGCAATCGTAAACTGATTGCTATTCTCAATTCCTCGACTATGAATTTCAACTGTTCTGTCTGCTAGTTTCATCGTTTTTCTCCAAAAGTTCCTGTGATCCCCAATTGTAACATCGACCAATTCGCTTGTCAAGCATTAATCAAAATCTTCGGCATCCTCGTCGTAATTGTCATACGATTCATTTTCGTAATTATTGCTCTCATAAGGATTCCACTCATTCTCTTCATCATCCTCATCATCTTCCATAAGTTCTGATACTTCCATTACTACTTCTAGTTCTTCTACTTTATCTAGTATTTTAGTAATTTTTTTGTCTAAATTTTTTATTGCTTTTTTTATCTCGTTTACATTATTAGATAAAGTATTATCTACACCAGATATTTGTTTGGTAATTTTTGCTAATTCTTTTAATACATCTTCTATATCTTTGGGCATCTTAATTTAAACCCTTATACTCTTTAATATCCCCATTTTGTTTTATTTTCAAATCTTCATACGAAGAGGCTATTCTGCGATAAAATTCTTGCTTTATATTTTCTAATACACCAGTTATAATAGCAATTTTAGGATATGTTGCGTTTCCCATAATACTGCCTAAAATACGAGAAAAACAATAATTAATATCCCCGCAAACATCTAAAAGTTGTTCATTAGAAATTGCCCTATCTTGGGAATTAGATTTTGGCATATTATTTTTGATACATTTAATCATTGTATCTATACAATTATCTAAATCGTTTCTACGATCTTCTTTGATATACGGCATAATTTTCCTCAGAGCATTGACAAATGTAACTATTACAATAGTAACATTGTGGACCGGGTTTGCCTAATCCCCAAGCATCACTAGATGGATCAAAACTCTCTTTTCCTGTATCAATACAAACTAGATTATTATTGACCCAACCAACATTTTCTTGGTGGCAATCCCAAAAATTTAATTTGGTACATTTTCTAATATTATCTACTAAGTCTTGAATACCACTTAGTAAGTTGATATGTTGTTCTGTCCATTTTTTAACAGGATATGGCGTTAAATGTTCCGCCATTTCTGTTACAAATCCATAAGAAGTAGTATATAGATTTGTATTATTAATTGGTAATCTTACTATATCAGAATATAATGCTGGAGATAAGCCATACTGATTCAGTAATTTTTGTACTAAGAATGCTTCCTTAGCATCTTTTTTGGATCTAAATTCTTTGAACCCCTTTTTAGGTTCATTAAGCAGAGGATAGAATTGACAATATCCACCTTCATCAAACCAATCAATATCTACAATATAATTCATAGTTAATAAGAAATTACTATTGGATATTCTCCAGTAATATTATACAAAAAATCTTTGGCTTTTTTGATGTCAAAAAATTCTGCAATAAAGACTAGTGATGGACTAGGATTATCTTCTCTTTTTTCTCCGTATATTCTATAAAATGGATCATCTATTGCTTTGGGAGAATTTTCTAAAAAATCAGCAACATTCCTTACCTCATCAATATATGTACCACCTTCATAGTCATTGTACTCTCGCACAGTCATCAAAATAAAATGACTAATAGGAGATTTTGGATTATGATTGGGAACCCTAGCATTACATAATGTATTCATATTAGTCAATACGATATAATGGAATAACTTTTAACTGATCAGTATATGGATTATTTTGCAATCTTAAATCATATAGATCGCCCCTACTATTTATCTTTGCCCATGCAACAGGATCTTTTTTAAGTTTTGAACGAAGTCTGTTTAGTTCATCCTTAGCATTATTTATCCAAAATAAATCTGCTCCATTAGATGATGCAAAGTCTATAATAGTGTCGATAGGATTAGAATTTTTATCCATATTTATTCTCTTTTTAATGAGATTGGAGGGAGTCGAACCCTCACGCCTATTAGGCAGCAGATTTTGAGTCTACCGTGTATTCCAGTTCCACCACAATCTCACTTTCCAGCAACTTTTAGATTGCTGGAGTTTAATCAGTTACCAGAATGAGCGGCCTTTAGTCTGCGAACAGTTTCGGCCATAGCCTCAACATTGTCCACTGTACGAACAGGCTTTGCTCTTTCCATCTCTGGAAGATCAATTCCCTTTTCAGCAAGAGCCTTCTTGACTCGACCATATCGACTCATGGTACTAGCCAACTTTTGACCAGTCTTACTAGCAATTTCAGCATAAGTCTTACTGGAAAAAACCGCCTCCAAGAAAGCGTCATCACTGCAACGAACCCTAGTCTGCTTTTCTGTATTTGTTACTTCAGCCATTATCAATTCTCCAAAAGTTAAAGTTAAATTTGAACGACCCGCGTCGTTCGTTCTTCTTATTGTACTATGCTGTATCGTCATTGTCAATGGGCCGACTTGAAAAAATTCTTTGCGGGCTGCTCTTTAATCTTTTTTCTTGTTGACAAAAATTCCGTCAAATTCTTCTACTAAAAAATTCCTTAATTCGGCAGTATCGGGATGGTTTTGTAGATCGTATAATAATTTATCTTGAGATTGGGTTCTAAAATTAGAGATTAGATTTCCTTCGTTGTAAGTTTTTTCTGCCTGAATTAGTAAAAATTTAATTGCATATTTAAATTGAGGATAAGTTTCCCAATATTCCTTATCATGTTTTTTTACTGTTAAAGCAAAACAGGCTGCGTATATACTAAAATCTAAACATCCACTAACAGCATCAACTCTTTCTTTTAGAATACCATTATTGTAATCTTCTACAGCACTCATGGCTCCTAAAATATAAGAATTCCATTCGTCAATAATATAAGACGGCATATCATTCCAATCAACAATATTTTTTACAAAGTATAGGTTATATCTATAAGATCTTAAAACTGGAGGAATATATTTAGTAACTAAATGCATACTAATATTAGATTCTTCCAAAACTATACATCTAGATTTTAAAACATAAAAAACATTAACTTTTTTATTAAGAACCTTTTGATACATATTCCTTAGTTCAGAAGTTATACCATGAGATGTTTCATGAACATTGATACGACGACTATCTTGATCGCCGTATGGCTCTTGTAATGAATGGCTTAGAACATCTCCATATACTGTATTCTCTTTAATATCTCTATGTTTATCAACATCTGTAAATAATAGTCCTACTTTTGGTTTATTTTCTGGAATAACTTTAGGTTGATCATCCGGCACAACAACCACATCATTATTTGGTGTTTGATTATTTTCATAATGATAATACCCTAATGCAGATGATATTATCAATACACCTAATAGTTGTTTAGTTGTCATTAGTATAATTAGTATTAATAGATTGTAGCCAATCCTTGTACTTATCAT